GTCTTTGTTCTTTAGGATTCATTGCTTTTCTCTATCATATGGAGTGCGTCTTAATATTGACGGTAATCTCATTGCTATTGACATTCCAATAGAAGCAGTTGCTAAACTACCAAAAGCTAATAATAAAATAGATGCATGTAGACATTTTGTGCCAATACTTTTATTTTTTTTATCCATATCTTATAATACGATTAAGAATATATATTTATTCGTTTTAAATATCACCCCACATTTTCCACATTTGCTCTTCGCTATTTCCATAGTCACAATCACATGGAGTACATTCGCAAGCTTCACATGTATCTACTAGTTTTTTTGCGACTGTTGCTATCTTAAATTTATGTGTAAAACATTCGTGACACTTTTCTGGAACTTCTAATTTCTTTCTTTCTAAATCTAAAATTTGACGTCTCAGAAATTTTATTGTATTCTCATAGGCTTTTATGCTCTCATTAATCAATCTTAATTCATGCTCGTTTTTCATTTTCTATCTCACTGAATAATGCCAGTGCCGACAACTTCCCATTCCATGTGTGTTTCGACATATCCGCCCAATGGTTGGTACGGTACGTGCTCTACCTTGTGACGAGCCATATGGATAGCAGCTAGTCCACCCGGTGGGTAAGTTTGCAGTAGGCTTCCCGGGACTGTCATGAATCCTTGATCCGGAGAGGTACATGCTATGTACCCAAGAAGCTGTGAGCCGTCTGGCGTGTATACAGCGATTGTAATCATGAAGTTAGAATCAGAGCCATACGGAGTCCATGAAAAAGTCATACCACTTCGGTATATTGGCGCTGCAAAGGCATACGATGGATCAACATATAGCATGGTATATGGCTCGATAGCATCAAAACCTCTAATTGATTCAAAACTTAATGATTCTGAGCCATCTACAAAATTAATATTGTGTCTTGTATCTCTATCATACATAGATTCATATATGTTTGTAA